GCCAATCCAGTAATCACATTCTTGTTCTATTTGACCTGTATCACGACTATCACTTGGTAAAGGTCGCTTATCGCCACGATCTTCAAGTTTTCGGTTTAGCTGCGTAAGAACTAAAACCACACAATTCATTTCACGTGCTAGATTCTTTAGTTCTTTCGTGATTTTTCCGTATGCGAGATCGTTACGTTCCGCATCTTCGGCTTTCATCAATGTGAGATAATCAACAGCAATTAAACCAATCTCACCACACTCACGTTTAATACGTCTGCATTCATTTCTGATATGAGCCATTGATACACCTGGTGTGTCGTCGATATACAAGAGATCGTCTTTGATTAACTCCCCTACTGCATTACTTGCACGGTTAATAAGTGATTCTTGCGTAGTGTGATATTTGTGAAAGATGACATCTGGATCGTGTTCATAAAATGCGGTGGTATTGAGGTTTCCATTCTGTCCGATCAATCTTTCAAAGATTAATTGCCCTGACATTTCCAGGCTAAATAAAAGTGCTGGCTTTTTCTCATTCACAATGCAATTTTCTGCAACCATGCCATAGAAAGCAGTTTTGCCGCATTTAGGTCTTGCACCCACAACAACGAGTGATTGTTTAACTAAGCCTTTTGCGCCAAGTAAATCATCAAGCGCAGTAAGTCCTGTTGTAAGCCCACGAGTAGCTTTTGGGTTCTCTAGTCTCTCTTGATAACTATCTAACCATTCACCACCAACCTCTCTTGCAGCACGCAAGCCTTTGGTTGCTCCTACACGACCATAATCGGCAATTTCAGACATTAAGCGACTAACAACATCTAAACGCTCCTGTGCGTTCAAACCATTACTAGAAAGCACCATTTCTTGGCAATCTTGGAGCTTGGCAAAGGTAAAGCGCTTAATTGCCTCATCTCGTACAATCTGCGCATACGTTGAAATATTGGCTATACTGATAGTGTTTTTTGATATTTCTGCGAGGTAAGCCATACCACCAATTTGCTCTATAACACCAATAGCTCTTAAACGTGAATCAACGGTCATCAAATCGATTGGTTGATTATTTCTCGCCAAGAAAAGCATTTCTTCATAGATTTTTTTATGCGCAGGCATATGAAAGCTTTCAGGTTTTAACATCGCAAAAACTGCCGCACTTCTCTCACCGTTAACATCCATCATGATTGCACCAAGTACAGATTGTTCTGCCTGCAAGTTGTAAGGGACTGTTTGAATTCGTGTACTCATTACAGGTTCTCCTCACGCACTTTAATCACTGTTTCAGCACGAATTGCCCAATCAAAATTTGCTTTCCAAGTCGAATTTTTTTCTTCACCGAAGTGGAATGGTCTTAGCATTGAGAACAATGCATTGAAATAATTAATTGCACATTCCGCAGTAGGCTCTTTCAGCGACAAGAGGAATTTTTTAATGTTTGTTTTTCGTTTATCGGATAATTCTCTAACAAACGGCAATCTAGAACCGTTTTCAGTGTTAGCTTCGTTGAATGCTTCAATAACTCCCTGATAATCGAATTTTTCAGCAGAACGATTTTTTTTATTTTTAGCAGACAAATCTTCTTTGGCATTCCCTTCGCCGTCAGCGTTAGCTGACAAAGTATTTTTGTTTTTCTCTGCAAGATTTACGTTTTCGTCTGCAAGGGATAAAGGGTTATTATTTGTATGTAATCTAGTGTTGTAATCTAGTGTATTAACGAATGTACGTTTCGGTACTTCCCGAATGTCACTTTCGGGCATTCGGGAATGTTCACTTTGTACATCAGCCAATGTTGATAAAACTTCATCAAGTTTTTCCATGTCAATTTTGAAATAAATGCGGTGTTCAAGACGTTTATGCGTTTCGATTAATACCCCAATTTCACGCAGTTTTTTACGTGCTGTTTCTTGCTCTTTACGGCTTAATCCCGTTTCTTCTTCAAGCTCAGCTTGCGTTTTATAAACGCCCAATTCTTGATTTTCGGCTTTGTCTTGCCAATAAAAAATTTGTTCAAAGAAAATCTCTGCGGTTACGCCACCAAATAGCTTGGCTAACGCTGGTCGATAGGCGATAGAACGACCAGTTTGTTTTAAAATTTCACTCGCTCTCATCGAAAATCACCTCGTCTAACTCTGCTAACAATTGAAATAGGTAATACTGAATTAATTCATCTACTCGAACAGGTCTGTTAAATCTCATAACATCAACTCCGAAGCGTAACGTGACGCGATATATTCAATCCCTTTGTTTGTTACACGGGTTTGTGTGTAATTGTGACCGTGTTCTTGAGGGTGGGTGTACGCCATTGGCTGATACCCCCTAATTACGCCCTTTACCATTAATCTTTCGATTGAACGACATAGGTCGCTATGATTTTTATTAATTAATGACGCAATCTCACGACTGCTCATTGTGAGTGTTGCTTTTTGTTCTGAAATGTTTAATAATTGATTCATCGGAACTCTTCCTTCTGATACGTTATTGACTGACCACCGCGCCAACGGTGGTTTTTTATTTGCCTTTCTTCTTTTTTCTCGCCAATTTCTTGGCTTTATCCAATAAATACGTCATCACATCAGGCTTAAACGAACTGCGCTGACGATACTCAAGAATGCACATCTCAACCGTGTTGTTGATCATCGCCATGTCAGCCCCCCCCTGCGTCAGTGCAGCTTTTAGTTCTTTACGGATAAAATCTTCTGCGTTCATCGCTATTGCCCCAATTCCATCTTCAAACAGATAGCTTGCTCAATTAACTGCTCCACTTCTGCTAAGATTTTCTCTTTCTCGTTCTGAGATAAATCACGTCCAAGATCTGAGTTAGAACTGACCGCACTTTTAATCTCTTTGCCAATTCGTCCGCTTGATTCCGCAATATCTAGAAATCTTGCTAGTACGTCTTGACCGCAATCAGCACATCTAGGCATAGGCACAACGATGTGATCGATTTGTGCTGCAATAGCGGAGAGTGTTTTCTTGCTTTGAACGGTGGCGATAAGTTCGATCGCTTCAATAAAGCTCAGCTGGTTCTGCTCGCAATCCACATTGAGTTTGTTGCTAAGAATGTTTGGCGACTTCTCTAACGTATAAGCAAGAGAAGTGATACCACCCGAGCTGTTCTTACAATCTCGGTGTAACAATCTCTGTATCTCTTTGCTATTCATGAAAAATAATTCCTTTTCTTGAAGATTGTTTTTTAGTTAGTTGGTAAGTTAACCCCATACGTCAGGGCGGATATCTGCTTTCTTTACTACCCCACTAGTTAGGTTTTCGATTTTCTTAGCTAGCTCAATAGGGGCTTTTGAATATCCTTTTTCGACCTGGCAAAGAAATGACTTTGAAATGCCTAGCTTTCTAGCAAACTCAGCTTTGAATCCGCGGGGGCGATTTGATAAGTAGTTTTTAAGTTCCATTTCACCTCCAGCATTAAAAACTAAATATAGTTTAGCATTTAATAAATACAAAAGTAAACATTATTTATCATTTGCTAGTTTAGTTATTACTAAATATCATTAAACTGAATAGGAGTACTTTATGAATCTAGACAAAAACGAACTAACACAGGTAAGAAGAGAAAATCTAAAAAAATGGTTTTCAGACAAAGTTGTGCCTGAAAAAGATAGAAGTTATGTATCTCAGTTAATTAGTGGGAAGACGCCATCATTTGGTGAAAAGGCAGCAAGAAGATTAGAAAGTGAAAATGGAATGCCAGCGTTTTACCTAGATATAAAACAAGGCAGTATTGAATCTAACGTAAAAGATATTGGCTCATTTGATTTGTGGGATCGCAATACCCCACTTCATGACGAAGATATCGAAGTACCATTTTTACAAGATATTAGGCTTGCAGCTGGTAATGGATTTGCAGATGACATCATGGACTATAACAATTTTAAATTGCGCTTTTCTAAAGCAACATTACGTAGACAAGGTGTGCAATATGAAAATGCAGTCTGTGTTGTGGCAGAAGGTGACTCAATGGAACCTGCAATACCAGATGGAGCAACTGTTGGTGTAGATATGGGGAATAAAGTTATTCGTGATAACAATATCTATGCAATCAATCATGGCGGATTATTGCGCATTAAAATTTTAAACAAAATGCCAAATGAGCAAGTATTGATCAGAAGTTTTAACTCAACATCATACCCAGATGAAATAGTAAACCTAGATGAAATTGTAGTGATTGGGAAAGTATTTTGGTATTCGGTTTTGTTGTAGGTCTTCTGGTGGTCTGTGCTTTGTGATTAGTTGGATTAGTAAATAAGCTGCTGTATTAGCTTTACATTTTATGTCCCCTTTGTTACTGATTCAAAAACACACTTTTAGGTAAAAAATATTACATCATGAAGAAAAACTATGTTATGATTTATTTGCAACTAAAGGTTAGTTACAGATGAGTAAAATTACAAAACTTAGAGATAAACTTTATAAAACTCCTCCTCCCACAGACTTTACATGGGAAAACTTGAAAACACTCTTAACTAGTTTAGGTTTTAATGAGGTTCAGGGGAATGGTTCTCGCGTTAAGTTTATTCATGATGTATTAGATTTTCCAATCATAATACACAAACCTCATCCGCAAAACACATTAAAACAATATTCAATTAAGCAAATTAAAGAAGCATTGGACGAATTAAAAACACTCTTAGGTGAATAAATATGACGATTATGCAATACAAAGGCTTTCTAGGAAGCGCAGAAATTTCCCAAGAAGATAAGATCTTGTTTGGCAAATTATTGCATATAAATGGGCTTATTACTTATGAAGCCGAGACTTTTCCAGATCTAGAAAGCGCATTTAGAGAATCCGTAGATTATTATTTAAATGACTGCAAAGAACGCGGAATAAAACCACAAAAAAGCTGTTCTGGTACATTTAACATTCGTACTACATCGGAAAAGCATCAAAAATTATCATTTTTAGCTACAGCATCAAACATTTCATTAAACTCATTAATGAATGAAGCTGTTGATTTAATTATTGACAAATACTCGCATGAACTCTCAAAGAATTTGGCACGCACTGTATTTGAATTTAATTGGAATCATAATGAAAGCTTTAGACATCAACTAACACAATGGACTTTTACTAGCTCCCAATCAAGTAGCTCTAAAACATCAATACAGGAGTTATTATGAAATTTAAAATCATAGATCAAGCTATAATTT